AAGATCTACTGATCCTGCAGGTGGATCAGTAAATTTACCAATTACTGTAATAGATGCTGATACTCTTTCTGTTAATGTTGGTGCCGCATCTAGTGGTAATGGTGCAATTATACATGCACATCCAGTTGGAGTTAATACTCATACCTTTGTAAGTGCTGCAACTAATGGTATTAGACGACTTAGTGGCACACCTGGAGATCTTACTGCAACAACCAACACCACATATGTTCCTTCTACTGGTGTATTGACGATTAAAACGACTGGAACACATAGTCTTAGTGCAGAAACTACTAAAAATATAACTGACGCTGAATATACTCCTTTAACAGGAATAATGACAGTTACTTCATCATCTCATGGATTTAGTACTGGTGAATATGTTAAGATTGTAGATAATTCACTTACATTTACATGTACTTTAGATGGTGGTGTTAGTAGTCATACTTATCCAAGATCATCAGATCCAATTAGTAATAAGTGGATAAAAATTGCTAATGCTACTACTCATACATTTGAAATGCAGGTTGGTATAAGCACTGCAGGAAATTATGCTCATACCTATACTGGTGGAACTGCCACCAATGCTATTAAGAAGGCAAATAGTTTTGTTGGATTTGCTACAGGATCTTTAACATTTACATGTGCTCAAGATAGTCATAGTACTCTTCACACATATCCAAGAACAACTGATCCATTCCACTGGACTGATGGTAAAGTATTAGGGGTTGAAACTGTTGCATCAACTACTTTATTTACAGTAAATGTTGGTAAATCTCCTAATGGAAGTGGTGGTGCATTAACATTTAATATTGTTTCTGCAGGTTCAAGTTATAGAAATCCAGAAATATATGTTTCTGAACCAAGGTATGATGATCTTACTATTGAAGGGATATCAAGATTATCAATAGGTCCTACTACTGATACTGGAAATAATCTTCTTTTAGATGTAGATGTTAGTGCTGCTTCAACTACTGGAATAGCATCAGATACTTTTGAAGTATCTTCATTTGATATATCTAGAAATGGATATGGATTCAGACGTGGTGATATATTCACACCAGTTGGATTAGTTACACATAGAACATTACAGAATGCTATATCAAAATATGAATTAACTGTTAATGAAGTATTCCAAGATACATTTGCTGCTTGGCAATTTGGTGAACTTGATTATATTGATTCTATTAAAAATTATCAAGATGGTGTAAGAACAAGATTCCCATTATATTATAATGATGAATTACTTAGTTTTGAAAAAGAAGATGGTAGTAGAGTTGATTTAACTAATGCATTATTGGTTGTTATTAATGGAATAATTCAAGATCCTGGTGTAGCATATGTATTTGATGGTGGAACTTCATTTAGCTTTGTTACTGCTCCAGCAGTAGAAGATAATGTTGATGTCTTCTTCTATAGGGGAACAAGAAATACTGATGATCAATTAGTAACTGGTATCAATCAGACTATAGAAAGAGGAGATACTGTACAGGTATTTAAAAATAATGCTATTAATGGAACTATAACACAGGATAAGAGAACTGTATTTGATTTATCATACTCTGATAAATTTGAAACTAATAAGTATTTTGATCAGGGAGTAGATGAAATTAACTATAAACCATTAGCATGGACAAAACAAAAGACTGATAGAGTACTTAATGGTCAGGTAGTTTATAAAGATAGAGATTCGATTGAACCATTAATATTCCCAACAGCAAAAATTATTGATACAATTGGATCAAGTGATACTGAATTATTTGTTGAGGATGCAGATCTCTTTAAATATGATTCTGCTAGTGATTTTACTGGAATAATTGTTAGTGGTGCTGCAGATCCTGTATCCGCAGCTGTAACTGCTACTATTTCTACTGCAGGAATTGTTACTGGATTTATTATTAGTGGGGGTAGTGGTATTAGTACATGTACCGTATCAATTGCAGCTCCGTTGGAAGTTGGTGTTGGTGTTGGAACTACTGCTACTGGTACTGCCACTTTATCTGGGGGTGCAGTTACTGGAATTACCATTACTAATGCAGGATTTGGATATACAGTTGCTCCAACAGTATTAGTTTCAACTCCAAGTCCAGTATATGAAAATATATCAGGTATTGATGTGATTCAAGGATTCTCTGGAATTGTCACTGGCATTAGTACATGTAATTCTATTCCTGGTACTGCATCAACTACTGCAGTTAAATTTACATTACATCGTGATACTGCTAATTACACAGATTTAAATGTTGGACATCCAATTTATGTTTATGATACACGAGTTGGTCATGGTATAACATCAGTTGCTTCTAATGATTTATCAGTGGTTGGAGTTGGAACAACATTTATTGATAATGTTTATATGATTCAAGAGATATCAAATGTTGGTGCTGCAGGATCAATTATTTGCTATGTGATGTCGGGATATAATGGTGTTGGAGTTGCTAGTACCGGAAGTTCAACATCTCCAGTTGGTAAATTCTCTTGGGGAAGACTTGCTGGAATTACTAGGTCTAGTTCACCAGTTTCTATCGCAGTAACTGGAAATACGGTTGATGTTGGATTGACAACATTCCCAACAATTCAGAGAAGAGGTACTGGTCTAAGAGATACCGGAGCACTTCCCAAGAAAACTTGATTATACTTCTTCATAAAATTCTTATAAATATCTAAAAAACTATTAATATGGCTGCCGTCGTAACAGATCAATTTAGAATATCAAATGCTGGCAATTTTGTAGATTCTGTCTTGAATACAAGTAATTCATATTACGTATTTTTAGGTCTACCTAATCCTGGGAATGCTGGATTTGGTAGAACAACATCCGAAAGTGAATGGGATAGTAATACCCCAGTTCCCACTGACAATCTCCAGTATTCTACACAATACAGAGATACTTCTTTATTTGGTAAGAAAATTACTAGTGCTAATGTTAGGAGACTTATAAGAAAAGTTTCTTGGGCAAGTAATACTCGTTATGATATGTATAGGCATGATTATAGTATTGAAAATCCGGCACCAAATTCCAATACAAGTAGATTATATGATGCCAATTACTACGTGATTAATAGTGATTTTAGGGTGTATATATGTATAGACAATGGATCATCAGGATCAAGTCTTAAAGGTGGAGTATCAAAAGATGAACCAACATTTACTGATTTAGAACCATCTGCTGCTGGAACTAGTGGTGATGGTTATGTGTGGAAATATCTATTTACAGTTTCTCCAAGTGATATTATAAAGTTTGATTCTACTGAATATGTTGTTGTTCCTAATGATTGGAGTACATCTACAGATACTCAAATACAAAATGTTAGAGAAGCAGGTGATTCTACAATTAATTTAAATCAGATTAAGCAAGTATATATTGCAGATGGTGGAAAAAATTATAGTTCGGGTGTTGTTAATATTTTAGGTGATGGTACTGGTGGTAAAGTATCAATTGGTGTAGATGCTGGAACTGGAGAAATAACTTCAGCAGAAGTTACATCAGGTGGAAGTGGATATACTTTTGGAATTGTTGATTTAGGATCACTTCAACCAGCAGGAACTACTGTTGCAAATCCTGCCGAATTAATACCAATTATTCCACCTTCTAATGGGCATGGATATGATATTTACACCGAATTGGGTACTGATAAGGTATTAGTATATGCAAGGTTTGATGATTCCACTAAAGATTTTCCAACAGACACTAAATTTTCTCAAGTAGGAATTATAAAAAATCCACAACAATATTCTGCAACTACAATTTTTACAGGAAGTGATTATTCATCTCTTGGTGCAATAAGACTTACTTCCGTTAATTCTATTCCAGTTGTTGGGTCTGCTATGACACAATCAGTTACAGGAGGTGCTGCTGAAGCATATGTTGCATCATATGATACTGAAACTAAGGTATTAAAATACATCCAAGATAGATCTTTATATTTTGGAAATAATAAAGATCATACTGATTGGAATGACGTTAGTAGTGGTGGTAAAGTATTAGCATTTGAATCTTCATCTAGTACTATTTCTCCTTTTACAGGTTCAGTTGATACTGGATTCTCTGGTATTAAGACTACTATAGGATCAAAAGAAATTGATTTGGGGGTAACTTTTACGGATGGACTTGCAGATCCAGAGATAAATAAAAAGACGGGTGATATTATTTACATTGATAATCGACCTTTGGTAGAACGAGATTCCCGACAAAAAGAAGACGTAAAAATTATCTTGGAATTTTAACGAAAAATGGCACAAAAAACAAATTTAAATATTAGCCCCTATTATGATGATTTTGATTCTGAGAAGAATTTCTATAAGGTGCTGTTTAGACCAGGATATCCAGTTCAAGCAAGAGAATTAACAACTTTACAATCTATATTACAAGATCAAGTAGAATCTTTTGGTAGTCATATATTTAAAGAAGGATCTGTAGTTATTCCTGGAAATATTGCTTTTGATGGACAATTTTATTCTGTAAAATTAAATTCAACAAATTCTGGAGTCGATGTTGCATTATACATTGATAATTTTATTGGTAAAACAATAACAGGACAAACATCAAATACAACTGCAAGAATTCAGCATGTAGAAGTAGTAGATGGTGTTAATGTTGATGAATTAACAATATATGTTAAATATTTG